AAACAGTAAAACTAAGTGTAAGTGGATAGAAGAGGGGTGGGGTGAGTTTTGGAGGACTCCAGATAAAGTAATTAACAGGAAATTTTTACACCACCCTAAATCTAAATCACAAAGAGCTGAAAAAACATGCATTAATAAATATGGCGTAAAAAATACATACCAACTACCGCACGCTAAAAAAAGGGCTAAAGAGAGTAGTATGAAAAAATATGGGGTTGAATGTGCCCTATCAAGTGAGAAAGTTAGAGAGGGGGTAAAAACATTTTGTTTAGAAAACTTTGGTGTAGATACTTTTTCTAAAGTTGAGGAGACTAAAAATAAGATTAAAAATACATTCTTGATCAAATATGGAGTCGATCACCCCTCTAAGAACCCAGAGTTTAAAGAAACAGTTAAGCAATCTTATCTTAAAAAGACCGGATACGACAATCCATCTAAAAATCCAATAGTTAAACAAAAAAAGGTAAACACTTTTAAAAGGAAGACTGGGTATAACTATCCTATGCAAAATCCAGAAGTTAAAGAAAAATCCTTCCAAACCCAGCTCATTAACGGAACCCTTCACAAATCCCACCAAGAACAGGAACTGCTCGAATACTGCAAAACCTTAGATCCAGGAACCCACTCCACTATAGTTTATTTAAAAGACAAGCAATTTCAAATAGATATCCTTTTACCTAAGTTCAAGGTAGCAATAGAGTATAACGGCATGTTTTGGCACTCCGAGGGCAATAAATTACACTACAAAAACAAGCACTTAGACAAAACCTTAGCCTGCCAAGAGAAGGGGTACCGCTTGATTCATATCTGGGAAACGGAATGGCTA